TGCTTCCATGATCTTATCAAAGATCTTCTTACCATACTTAAACAGGAAAACTTTACCTTCGTTTTGAGGATTTGCAGGATCCTTTACAACATAAATGTTAGAATAGTAGGAGAGTTTACGCTTCTGCTTACGAACAGTCTCCTTATCTTTTTCATTACCACTGTTCCAGAGTTCACGGTTGTGCTCAGAAACAGGATCTTTCTGACCGATAGTTGTCAGAGAGTTCTCAATATACCAACCACCAGGACCTTGGAAGGCATGAGAATACATCTTTGCCCAAGGGAGTTCTTCACCTTCTACTGCTGGAAGAAAACGGACGATTGCAAATCCATTTCCAGTCTTGTCCATTTCCGGTTTCCAAAAACGCTCATCTGCTCCTGTGCTTGTATTTGCTTTCTCCACCTCTTTTACCAGTTTTGCGGTGAGAGAACCAAGAGAAGATTGCTTTTTAAGATTTGCGAAAGACATTAGATTACCTCTTTTTAAATTTGATTTGGCCTTTGGGACGACTTTATTTTACAGGAAGTAAAAAGGGATGTCAAGCCCGGTCTAGTTCCTTTTTCATTGACTCAACCATACGAGTCAGGTTGTCAAACACTAAATTCACATTAGACTCATTTGACATACCCATCATTATAATAGAATCTTCAATTCTAGTTTTAAGTTCTTTTGCTTCTGGATCATCAGACAAACTTAACCGCACATAAAGTACCTTTTGTTTCTCTAAAAGTTCCTGAAGAACTTCAATATGTTCAATCTTTCTTTCTTTTGACATTGATGGATACTCAAAAACATTATCATAAACTCTTTGTTGCAAAGAGTTTATTTCCAACATTTCATTTCTTACAATATCTGAATCAAAAAAACTCATCGATTTACCACTAATAATTTTAACATGTCTCTAAATTTAGACACATCAATATTTAGAAATGGTGAATATTTTTTAATTCTAAAAGATGTTAATTCCCATACAGGGTCTATTAACTTACTATCAAATTTCTTCTTAAAGTTTAAAATATGATCCAGTATAATCAAAGTTTCGATTGATACTTTTCCAGAAAGAAATAACTTTAAAATTTTTGGATGCTTGCTTCCCTTGATAGAAAACATTTCATCAAAATTCTCATCCAAAAAAGAATTCTCAATCTCTGTCTTAAAAAAATAAGAAAGAGATTGCATTCTCTTGTTCCAATCAACATATCTTTCATTGCCAGATTTAATTATTTCTCCAATCCACAATCTTTGTGGATCATCAGATAATGCAAAGTTGGCAACAAAGAAGTTTACAATCTCATCGTCTTTTTTCTGCCTTGAAATTTTCTCAAACCAAAATCTATCTTTCCTACCATAAAAAGTTTTCAATGATGATTTTGTTTTACCTCGATACTTATAAAAATCGTAATTGTCTTTTGTAAAATGATTCTTGATTCCAAGATAAGAGTTGTAAACCTCAAATGCTGTCATAGTATAAAAATAAAATCAAACAGGCAGTTTAGCTTTGGATGTTTTTTTGAGAAAATTAAGTTCCATTGCATTCCAACGGATCTTTTCTTTGAGTGGTTTTGAAATCAATTTAGGTACTGACTCCAATTCAATATTATTCTTTTCACAATAGAAAACTATTGCTCCAATATAATCAAGGTCATTATCATTTTTGACGATCTCTTCAACGTCTCTCGCAAATTTTTCAGCACACATAAATTTTTTAGTAAACTCTTCTTCTAACTGGTTTTTAGGTGACATAGTTGTCCATCTTGTCTTTTACAAATTTTTTTATGTATTGGGTTAAGAGACGAATATACTTTTCTTTATCTCGTTCCTCATAGACAACAACTTCACCATTAGTGCAAGTCATAATGATGACAAATTTCTTTACAGAGATTCCAGTAATCTCATGTAGCATACACGCATAAGCACAACACTGTACAAAATAGTGTTCGATCCAATCTCTTGGCTTTGGTTTTTTTGAAGTCTTAAAGTCGATGATCGCAAGTTCATTATCAAACTCTGCAATACAATCAACTGTTCCCGCAACACCCAAGAACTTACTATAAAGAGAACCTTCTAGGGCGTAAATATTATTTATGCGGTTAAGTTCAGGCTTAGCAATTTTAAACAAATATTCTGAGATTGGTTGAACTGGAGGAAGTTCTCTATTATAAAGATAGTTCTCAATTAAAGTATGGGCATCAGTTCCCCTACTTGTTGCTTGCTTGGTAACTTTATTTGCTTCTTCTTCTCCAACTTTCTTCCTCCACTTCTCAAAAATATGTTTGTTATAATGACTAATGACCGAAGTAATTGAGACTGCTTTAAATGGATCTTCGATATCTTCAATTTTATAATATCTCACACCATCAATGACCTCCCTTTTAAGACTAGGGAGGTCTACGTCTACATGATTAAAGATCATTAAATTACATTCCTAGTTGATGTTTTGCAGTTAGATACTCTTTAACAAGTCCGCTTCGGCAGACATCTTCGATACCAAATTCAATAATATCGAAAGAGGGCATAATACGCAAGACTTTCATGAAATCAATAATGCCATTCTTTTCATTTGTTTTGATCAAGTCCGACTGTGTTGCGTCTCCACAGAACATAATCTTTGAGTTTTCACCAACACGGGTGATGATAGAATCTAACTCATGACCATTTAGATTTTGGAATTCATCTACAATAATGATTGCATTATCCAGAGTTGTTCCACGAATAAAGGAAGTGCTCCAGAAACTGATGGTTCCTTGAGTCTTAAGGTTTCCATACAACATTTCAAAAGAAGCATCATCTGGCATTTCAAACATATACTTTACCATGTTCTTGTATGGAATTTGGTAAAGAGAAGACTTATCCTCATGGTCTCCTGGTAGAAAACCAATCTCTCTAGTTGCTACAAGAGACCTTACGATATAAATTTTCTCATAAGGTGTCTTTTCATTTAAAACATCTCTTAAAGCATTGTAGAGAGTAATAAAAGTTTTACCCGTTCCAGCACAACCATAAGCAACCAAGTTTTGATCTAAACCATATCTAGCAAATAATGTTTCCTGATTTTCTGTCAATGGTTCAATCTTTTTCATGTAGTCAAGATTGATTGGTTTCTTCCTTTTCATAACTCGATTACTTGTTCCAAATGGTACTGGATTAGCCGTTCTCTTTTTTGTCATAGAAATCAAATCTTCTTTACTCTGGATTTTGGTGCCTTTGATACTTTGTCTAGAACATCATTCCATCCGGGATGTTTTTTAATTAGTTTATCCTTCCATTCTCCAACCTCTCCTGGTTGGGGACAAGTAGATGGATCAGACCAATCCCGAATCCAATCAGGATTGTCTTCTTTCCATTGATCCCAATCATTAACACTCATCGTAACTTCTTTCTGTTCACCAGTTTCTTTGTGAACTACTGGGTATGTTGCCATTGTTATAAATTCAAGATATTATATTTAGTTCCATTCAAGCGCTTCTGAAACAGTTGGGAACTGCTCCATAAAGATCTTCTTGCAAGCATCGGCAATATCCATATGCTCCTTCTGAGTTCCATTGGCCGACCTAAGTGTTATGTAATGCACCCACGACCGAATTGTCCCACTCATATAAATTTTTGTAGGTGTTGCAAGAGGCAATACAAACCTTGCACATTCTTTTGCGATTCCCATATCAAGCATTGACTGATAGAGAACCATAGAGTCATCAAAGTGCTTACGAATCTTGCTCTCAAACTCTTGCTTTACAGAATCATCAATATCATCAATAGAGTTCTGACGGTTCTTTGTATCCTGACGACGCAAGTCAAAGAGAGGAATACTATCTCCTAGAAGAGAACTGTCAGCATAGCGTTGTGAGAACTCTTGATATGTGAAAGAACGATGCCTCAGGATTTGGGCCGCAATGCCCCTAGTGGTCTCAATCTCAAGCGTCATGAATGCCTGCTCAAAGACGCTCCAGTGCTGGTGTTTCACGCAGTACTTAAGAAGACCCGCAACGTTGGGATTCTCCTGGTTAGAGGGGTTGCTGACCCTCGCTACGTACCCCATTACCTTCTCAGCATCAGGGGTCACAGAAATCAGTTTTACTTGCTCACTCATTTTCTTTCTTATAATTTTTACGTTTCTTTTTGAGTTCTTTCAACTCTGCTTTGATAAGTTGATAGGCAGTCTCTCCATCAATCTTATCTCCCATTTCCATTGCAATAATAACATCGGTGCGAGTGCCGAAGTGTTGCAAAGCCCTTTCAAAGGAATCTAAATCTTCATACATCAGTCTTCATCTTCATAAAAGATTTCGTCATAGTCGGTGATTGCTGGACCTATTTCTTCATACTTATAAGCATCTACATCAGAATAAACTTCTGACTTAAGGCATTCTACCAGAGATTCTAGATTTCTAATAATCAGTTTAAGTTTCTCTTTGTCCATTGGAAATCCTGTACCTTTATTATTTTACATAAAAAAAGAGAGGGTGTCAACCCTCTCTAGTCACTTAAGTAAGTGAACTTCAGCAACTATCAATAACATAAATGCCATTGATGCCAAAGTTATTTCTGCTACGGCTAGCATTTTTTTGCTCCAACAAGTTGTGCAATTTGTGCTTTATGTAGTCTATTCTGTTTTTGTTTTTGCTCTTTTACAAGCTGCAGGACATTCAGTTTCATTTGCATACCTCTTTTGTTTCGGTATGCTTCACACCTCTGTAAGTCTCTACAAAGGTTTCTTTTGTACAAACCATCTTATTCAGACGGTCATTGGTGTCATAAGCGGCACCACGATATACGACTTTAGCCATGAGATTGCCTCCAAAGAAATGAGTTAATTAAAACCCGTTCCTTCGGGCG